GTCCAACGACCCTCACCACTGTCTGATACTCCCCCATCAAAGTTGCTAAGCTCTCTATCGCTGCGTAGTACATCAGCGGTAAGGTCAAGCAACCAACTACCAACCACGCTACCACGACGCCATAACTCAGCAACTTTAGCAACGTTAATGTCATACTGATAATCTTCTGGACAATCCATTGGAGCAACCTCAGCATCTCCTTCTTTGACGTACTGTGCTCCTGCATTTGCTTCGTGTAGAATGTTAAATCCTTCGGCATATGCTTGCATGATTCCATACTCAATGCCGTTGTGGACCATCTTTACGAAATGACCAGCGCCTGCAGCACCGCAATGCATCCATCCCCACTCTTCAGGATACCAAACATAACTTCCGTCATGGGTCCTATCAGCTCCCTTGATGCCTGGGCTGAGTGCATCAAAGAGTGTACGGCAGGTGGATACTGCAGAATCTGAACCACCAACCATAAGGCAGTATCCACGCTCCAGACCGTAAACACCACCACTAGTACCGCAGTCAAGATACGCGATGCCAAGTTTAGATAACCTTTCTGCCCGTCTGCGAGAGTCCTTAAAATTGCTATTGCCATGATCAATAATAATATCTCCTTCCACACAAAACTGTAATAACTCATTGAGTGTGTCCTCTACTGTTTCTGCTGGTACAACCATCATGAAAACACCAGGGGTTTCACCCGTGGTTTTATTTTGATGTACTACTTGAACAAGGCTTTCCAGAGTAGTGGTACATCCACTGATATAACCCTTTTCAAATTGTTCTTGAGCTTTTGCATAGTTGTTTCTGAATCCATGTACTTCGTGACCTGCAGCAATGAGACGACGGGACATGCCCTCGCCCATTCTGCCTAAACCAATCATTCCTACTTTCATAATACTTTACCTGGGAGATAATCAAGTCCTTCAAGGACTTCGTTCAAAAGTTTTTCATAACTTTTGAACATTTTGTCGCCTGCAATAAAACATCTTTGGCGTCTCCAAAGTGCTTCAGCAAACATTCTTTTTTCTTCTTCTGTAAAACTTTGGAACCTATTGTCCATTAACCTTTGACCTCGTTTTGGAAATATTCTGGGAGCGGACATCCCTTAAAACTATCTATCTCATCTACAGCAAGCACAAACATGGTACAAAATCCCAGGCAGAATGCGAATAGCATCTGTGGGAAATTGTAGTTGCCCATGTATGCTGTAGGATCAGGTGGATCATCATGAGGATGAATCATTTTTGAGATCTCTAAGGATCTTTTCAATTTGTCTTCTTGTTCTGTCCCTTGCTTCGGGGTCTTCGGTTTCTTTTCGGGAGTAGCCATGTTTCTGATGAAAAATAAAATGACCTTGGCAGAACATAGTTACCCCAAAAATCAACGCGAGGACTATGCCTATCCATTCTAAAGTGTGATCTTGAGCCATGGTAGTAGGGGAGGGATCACTCCAATAAGTCTAAGCAAACCCTCAGCAAAAAGTGCAAGAACAACCCACCCAACACACATTGAGATAATTGAAGCATTACGATTGTGTTTTCGTATGGCAGCATCAATCATCTCCTGTACTTCTTCTTTTGTTGTAAACTCTGGGGGTTCAACATCTTTACCCCAATTCTTAAACATGGATCATCTCCATAGCATCATGTAATTCTTTTGAGTGATGTAGTTCATCATTCAAGATCTCAAGGATCTTGTCGTCATGCCCATTCAGAGCAAGAAACTTAGCGTAAGTTTCTGCTGCGTGAATCTCTACTTCGTAGGAGAGATGGTAAGCAAGGCGAGGAGCCACCCAATAATAAACCACGTTACTCCAATAGTAGATAAGAACGAGATGCTTGGCAACAAAGCGGTCAATCCAATAAGAATTACCACCCCTACCTTCCATGTATTCCAGATGTTCTGTTTCATTGACTGACTGTTCAAAGTGCTGTTTCATTAAAAATAAATGCTCAGGACCGCGAAGTCCCATGCTTTCACGAAAATGTAGTACACTGAGGAACGCAAAATATGGTGCCCGAGCAATTTCCTCAAGCACCCAGAATCTTTGATAGTCTCTCCCTCTATAGAGAAAGTCTAAAATTGCCACAGTGATATCTAATACAACTGTGTTAAACTGTTTCATTGGACATGTACCGTGCCGATCATTCCTGCTCCTTTGTGTGGACCACACCAGTAAGTGTAGTCACCTGCTTCAGGGAATGCAACATCAAACTCTTCGCCAGGTAACATTGCGAGACCTTCGTGTCCTAAGTCAGGACGATCTTCCACGATTACGTTGTGAGGTGGAAGCATGTTGTTGACGAAATGAACTGATTCTCCAGCACTAATAGTTACCTCTGCTGGTTCAAAGACTAGGTTGCCATTGGCACCCATCATAACGTCTACAGCCCAAGCAGGTGTAGCAAGAAAAAGTGTAGCGAGAAGTGCAAAGAAAAACTTCATGTAGTTTTGTGCGACTACAATATCTAGGTATTTTAATCACCGAGGAATGTTTTTGTAACGAGGATTTGTTTTGACTTCCTGACTTACAAGATCACCAAATTCTGTAACACAATTACACCATTTTTTTCTCAGATCTTTTGCTCTGGGGTCCTTCTTTTCAAACAGTTCAAACCATTCGCGCCACATCGTGGCACACTCATCAGACTTCTGCTGAAGATGTGGTTCCTTGTACACTGATGTACTCTTCTTGGTATGCTTTTAACTTCTGAATTAAATCGTCGTATTGTTCCCACATATATTCCGACCCAGTTTGATCCTGGTATACCTTACAGGCATTCATAAGGTAATAGATGTCCTGTTCTTTGAATCTCATGGGTGAAAACGCAGTGCGTTCATAGTATAGATATTTATCCAGGGGTTGACAACCCTCTACATATACAGTAAGATGATCGAGTCGTTATGAGGATTCTACCTATGGTAACCGCCGTTATGGCAGGTTTTCTCGGTGCTGTGGCAACCGCTCAGTTTCTTGTGCCAAATCAGAAACCTGTTGTGGGAACAGCATCACCACCCGTAAGAATTCCAGTTGTGGTATATGAACCGAAATGGAATTGTCCCTCTTGCACTCCTGAGGAGAAGTATGTCCTTAAAGAACTCCAAGAGCATACCAAGATTACTGCCAGAAACGCCCTGGCAACGATCCTGGGGAACATCAAACAAGAGTCCAACTTCACTGCTAACATATGTGAAGGTGGTGCTAGAGTGCCTTATAGTGAATGTACTCGCGGTGGCTATGGTCTCATCCAGTGGACATCATTAGGACGTTATAATAACCTTGGTAAGTTCTGTGATAAGTTTGCATGTGACCCTAGTACACTAGAAGGTCAGACTCGTTATATGATCAATGAGTCTGTGTTCCAACGTTACCTTCCAGAGTTTGAAGGTCGTGGAAAAACTATCCGTCAGTACATGGTTCCAGCATATTACTGGTTGGGGTGGGGTATCAAGGGATACCGCGAACTTTATGCTCACGAATACTATAAGAAACTTTCACTTTCATGACAGAAGATTGGCGCTACAGTGACGAGAAGATGAAACTTAGGCAAGAAGTTCTCAGTATTCTTCTTAAAAAGTATGGTGGTGAACTTGATACTACAAGAAAATCTAAGTATACTTGTCAGTCTATATACCAGTGTGCCCATGATTGGGTATCACAAGGTAATAAAATTTCGGCAGGCGTAGTCAAGTACTACGAAGCATATTATGCGACCGTCGAATGAGTTCTCAGCAGGAGGACTTGACGTAACTCCAGTCAATGTGTTACGATTACTAAGTGAACTTGAGGGGTCATCCCAACTCCTCAAGTACATGGGTTTCCAAGAAGATCAGGAAACCCTTGACAAACTTAAGAAGAAGTACTATGCTATGTACTTCAGACTTAAGAAATCTGAGACTCGCTAGCTCAGTTGGATAGAGCAACTGCCTTCTAAGCAGTCGGTCGAAGGTTCGAGTCCTTCGCGAGTCGCCTTGCCCTTGTAGCTCAGTGGTAGAGCAGGGCTTTTGTAAAGCTCAGGTCGTCTGTTCAAATCAGATCGGGGGCTTAACGGACTGGAATACATCCGTGCTCACATCTCCGAGAGAAAAAAGAATCGGAACAACAACCCATGTGAGAGAGAGGTGGGATCCCTCTTGAGCCTCCCCTGCTGACGAGCAGGGGATATTCCCCATTCCCAAGTAGCTCAGTGGCAGAGCCGCCGACTGTTAATCGGCTGGTCGCTGGTTCAAATCCAGCCTTGGGAGTCTGC